TTGCCTAGCTCAGGACAAACGGCGGGAAGCCAGCTTGATGAACTATGGAAAAAATCAACACAACGCACTTGGCATGTAAAATGCGATTGCTGCGGCGAGGAGATACCATACATATGGAAACAGCCAGCGGTGAACGGCGAAGTGCCTCCGGGCGGCATGAGGTATGCATCAACTAAAGATGTCACAAATGATAATGGCGTGATTGATTGGGTAAAGCTGAGAGAATCGGTTTATTACCAATGCCAGTTATGTGGTGGCCGCGTTGAATGGTCAGCGGCAAACCAAGACAAGCGAAACAGGCAAGGCCGATACATTGCAATGAATGACGGTGCTGACCCTGACATTGAGTTTTACCATTACAATGCAATGGCGCATGTTCCGTGGCCTGAGCTAGTCACCAAGTGGAAAGAAGCGACAATTGCACGAAGCCGTGGTGACCTCTCAAAGCTCGAGAACTTTGTCAGGAAACAACTGGCGCAACCTTGGAACGAAAGTGATTATATATCTGATGAAGTGCAGCAGGACGGGCGCGGCGATTACATGCTTGGTGAAAAATGGGAAGCAGACAACGACCCGCTTTTATTCCTGACTTGTGACGTTCAGAAAGATCACTTTTATTGCGTGGTCAGGGCATGGTGCATAATCAATGGCGTTTTACATTCCCGGCTGATTGAACGTGAGCGGGTTGTCAGCGTTGGCCAGATACGTGACCTTGCTGACAAGCATCACATCTTACAAGACGGCATTCGCGGCTCACGCGTTTTCCTTGATGGTAACTACAACACAACACAAGTGCAACGCATAGCGGCTGAGAACGGCTGGCAAGTTTTCCGAGGTGATAAGGCCGCAGACTTTCGACATAGTGACGGCCTCCGCAGGATCTATGCAGAGCCGCAATATCTTGACCGAGGTGAAGGAACAGTGAACGCAAAAAACGGCACTCAATACGTTTCGCAAATTAGGTTTAGTAAGAACGCGGCACTTTCGCGATTGTCTCTGATAAGATCAATCAAAGATGATGACGGCAACCTTGTTTGGACATACGCGAGCAACGCCGGGAGCGTCTACGAAAGGCAAATCAACGCATGGCAAAGGATAAGCAAAACAGCACCAGACGGGCGGCGATTTTATGATTTCATAAACAGGGATTCAAAAAACGATCACTACGGCGATTGCGAACAGCAACAAATCATTTGTGCGGCGATGGCTGGCTTGGTTGGAGTTGACGGCGGCAGTGATGACTCGTAATAAATCAAGCATTGACAATTACTATCAATTAAAGTTAAATCGAAACCAGACAATATGCGCTCGTTACTTTTCACGCTATGGATACAAGCTGATAAATCGGTCAGCACTATCGTTACACTACTTGAGCAATTAACAGTTGCTCAGGTTGAGACTGTGCAACAAGGCGGCGCAAGGATGGTCAACGCGTCACTATCTGGCAAATCGTTCTCATATGAACTGCCAGCAAATTGGGGGGCTTTTGATTTCTGCGAACACATAAGGATGGCGTATAAGACAATTGAAACTGGAGGCGCGACAGGAGGGCAAATGACTGAGGCCGAACTAAAAACATACGTGCTGGATACAAACGATGAAGTGACAGATACAATGACTGCTCGCATCAATTACAACTCACTTAGACGATAATGGCAAATCCTCCCATCAAATCAACTTACGGCCGCGCCAGCGTGAGAACATCGGCGCAACAATTGCGCGGTGGATCAAGCGAGTTTTATCCCGGCGGCAGGAATGACCAGCGCAGATTCAACACACGCAACCTAGCGCAAGACATCACAGACATGATGACGGCCAACCGTCACCGCATGTTGCTTGGTGACTCGCGCTATATTTATCAATCTTTTTCCTCTGTTGCTGGAGCAGTTAAACAGAAAGCAAACTATGTTTACGGCGGCAGTTGGCGGCTACAATCACTGAGCGCGGACACCGCATTTGCTCAAGCAGTGGAGGAAGATTTCCAGAGGCTCGACATGATGTTTGACATCCGAGGTTCAAACTTTGGATTCAGAAAAAACGTTTGGCGTGGCTCAAAGTTGCTTGATGTTGACGGTGATTTTTTCGTTGTGCTTACAGAGCAAAAGGAAACAGGTTTTCCAAAGCTCCAGTTCATAGAATCACACAAGGTTGGCGATTGGGGCGAGTGCCGTGATGGTTACGTTAGCGACTCAACCGCATATCAAGGCCGCAGAATATTGACCGGCGTGATTGTGGATGACTATATGTCACCAATTGCATATCGTGTGAAAGATGATTCACGCAACCGTGGATTCCAAGACATCCCAGCCAACAGCATCGTTCATTTTGCGGACATGGAATGGTTTAGCCAAGGGCGCGGCACACCATCAATTGCCTCTGCTATTCTTGATTGGTATGATTTGAGTGAAACTCGTGATGCTCAAAAGATAAAGCAAAAGGTAAATTCAATTTTAACGCTGATCGAATCCAACGAAAACGGTAAGGTTGACGCTGGCAGAAACGCTCTTGGAATGGGTGGAGGCAGTGCCGCAACCGCGACCAGCTACATGGATAGCGGAATGATCCGCATCATCAAAAACGGTGGATCACTCAAAGCGCACACTGCAAACGACCCACCAGAAGGCTGGATGAAGTTCACAAAACTCGTTGAGAGTTCTGCATTTTATGCGCTCGGATGGCGTAGAGAGATGCTTGACAGCTCAGATGTTGGCGGCGCTGGTGTTCGTGGATTTGCCGCAGACGTAAACAGATCAATTGCATCAAGAATTGAGGTGCTTGAGAACGGTTACAAGCGGTGCGCTCAATACATCATCGCAAAACGTGCCAAGATGGGAAGCTACGAACTGCCAGAGGATTGGTGGAAACTGGCATTCACACGCCCGGCAGAGTTCACCGTTGATGAAGGACGCATGAGGAAGGCTGACCTTGATGATCTTAGGGCTGGCGTGATCACGGAAAGCAGCATTGCAGAAAGACGCGGCAACAACTACGAGGATGTGGTGATACAGCGAGCAAAAGAAATTGCACACCGCAAGCGCGTGGCCGAGGAATACGGCCATGACCTTTCTGAACTTTCGATTTTGACTAAACCCGGCGATATAACGCCAAACCAAACAAACAACCAAGACACAACACAAGATGACTAACACATGGTATAACATAACACAGGCAGAAGGTGATGCATCTTCGGCTGAAATCTCAATTTATGACTCCATCGGGGGTTATGAAATTAACGCAAAGGAATTCGTTGAGGAACTAGGCGAAATCAAAGCAGACACAATCCACCTGAGAATCAATTCACCCGGTGGAAGCGTCATTGATGGCAACGCCATTTACAACGCATTACTCCGACATGACGCAAAGGTGATCACACACATTGATGGACTTGCCGCGAGCATGGCATCAGTAATTGCTATGGCGGGGCATGAAGTCCACATGAGCGATAACGCATTACTAATGATTCATAATCCTTGGACTGTGACAATGGGTGACGCTGATGAGCTCAGGGCTGACGCTGACTTGCTCGACAAAATGAGCGAATCAATCATGACAGCTTACAGTCGCTCGCAATATGAGCGCGAGGAAATCAAAGACCTCATGGACGCTGAAACATGGTTTACAGCGCAAGAAGCATTCGACGCTGGCCTTGTTGATCACATCGACACTGGGTTACGTGCGGCCGCATCAGACATCACGGCACTTGCCGAATTGTCAGAGTTAAAAGTGCCAGCAGAAAAACAAATTGCATCGCTTAACAAGCAACTTGAAGCAGTGACTAAAACCAGCGCAGAAATCTCTGAGCAACTTGCAGAAATCAAGGGCAAAAATGAAACGTTGACAGGCGAGCTTGCTCAAGCAATAATCGACCGCGACGAAGCTAATGAGCTAGTAAGTGAAGCCGCTGACAGAATTGAAGTTCTTGACCTTGAAATCATCGAAAAGGATGAGGAAATCAAGACATCAAAAGAAGTCAGCGAGGCAGCAGTTGCAAGCAAGGCGGCTGAGATTGTTCAACTTGCATCACATGAGCCAGTGGCCGACAATGGTGACGGGCTAGGTGCTGAAACAGATGAACAATTGCTTGCACGATACGAAAGCATTTCTGATAAAGATGACCGCCGCGACTTTTTCGCAGCAAACAAAACCAAAATTCTCCGCGCCAAAGCGCGAAACTAAAAAACAAAACAACACAATACAATGGCCAATTCATTTGACGCTAATACAATTGCTGACATCATCGC